AACATATCGCAGAACAATGTTCAGAATTAAAGAAACTTAAAGAGTTTAGACGTTATAGTGAAAAGAATGGACTTGTTAACGAAGATACAGCAGATATTGTAGAAGCAGTTATTGGACGTATTAACAATATACGTGAAACACTTGACCGTATGAAGGGCGCAAGAACATATGCGTCAATGATCGAAGCATTTGAAGCCAGCGATGAGCAACTGGACGAAAATGGACTAGATGATATCAAAACAAAATTTACAGTACATCACTTTGATGAAAATGTAGAAGGCGCACTACCTTATGTTCAGTCACTTGTAAGAGAAATGCAAGCAGTACGTGAACACAATACAAAAGTAGAAGAAACAATCAACAACCTTGTAAGTGTTGTTGAAAATAGTGGTAAAACAGTTTGGGTTAAAGAAGGAACTGACATTGTCGGCGATCCTGAAAATCCAATGAACCACACATTTGAGAATTCTTCAGCACGAGCACAACTAGGTGCAGTGATGGAGTATATTGCTAACGTTCTTGATGAGAGCGAAAGCACAATGTCAAATTGTCTTGCAGAAGCAAGTAAATTGGTTGACAGCATCAACGACGATGCTATACTGGGTAAATCAGCAAAAGCACTTGCTTCGCTGATGCCGAGGTTACAGCCAACACACAATGAGACACCAGTACATGCAGAAAGTGATCAATGGGAAGCGGATATCAATAAAGTATTCGAATCTTATGATATTAATAAACTTTTTAGTTGACAAACTAGCGCACGTATTATATATTAGTGATAATAAGTACATTGTCACTTAGGCAAACTTAGGCAAAAGTTGCTCTTAGAGCAACACACATAGGCAAACATATTAGGAGAATAACTATGGCATCATTGGCAGAAATTAAAGCAAAACTACAAGCACAGGACAACAGCGGTCCAGGTAAGCAAAGCGGCGGAGGCGATAACGCAATCTATCCGTTTTGGAACATCCCAGAAAATTCAACAAGTGTAATTCGTTTCCTTCCAGATGGAGATACAGGAAACACTTTCTTTTGGCGTGAGCGTCAAATGATTCGTATGGAGTTTCAAGGAATCGAAGGACAACCAGACAGTCGTCGTTGTGTTGTAAACGTTCCATGTAATGAAATGTGGGGACCAGTTGGAAGCTGTCCAGTACTATCAGAGGTACGTCAGTGGTTTAAAGATCCAAGTCTAGAAGATATGGGTCGTAAGTATTGGAAGAAACGTTCATACGTATTCCAAGGTTTTGTAACTGAAAACTCTTTGGAAGAAGAGTCTCCAGAAAATCCAATCCGTCGATTTGTAATTAATCCAAGTATCTTCAATATTATTAAAGGTGCTCTAATGAGTAGTGACTTTGAAGAACTTCCTACAGATTACGAAGGTGGTACAGACTTCCGTCTTACTAAGACAACAAAAGGTCAATACGCAGATTACTCAACTAGTGGTTGGGCTCGTAGAGAACGTAGCTTAGATAGCAATGAACGTGCAGCTATCGAAACACATGGATTGTATAATCTAAATGATTATCTACCAAAGCAACCAAGCGAAGCAGAGTTGGCAGTAATTGCTGAAATGTTTGAAGCAAGTGTTGATGGTAAAATGTATGATCCATCACGTTGGGGTAATTTTTATCGCCCAGCAGGTGTACAAATTGATACATCAAACAGTGCGCCAAATAATAGTGCGCCAGCAGCGGCACCTGCTCCAGTAGCAACGCCAACGCCACAACCAGTGGCAACAGCACCTACTCCAACACCTGCTCCAGTATCAGAAGTGGCACCAGCACCAGCACCAGCACCTGCTCCAGTAGCATCTGAAGGTGACAAGCCAAGTGCGCAGGACATCTTAGCGGCAATCCGCTCAAGAGCATAAATCCATAACATATAGTTAAGGGCGGCAAATATGTCGCCCGACACTTTCTTTCTAGGAGATAATAATGGCAAGACCATTTGATGTAAGTAAATTCCGCAAGAGTATTACTAAAGCGGTGCCCGGACTAAGTGTTGGGTTTAATGATCCAGATACATGGATTTCAACAGGTAATTATACACTAAACAAATTAATTAGTGGAGACTTTGAAAAGGGTATTCCACTTGGTAAAGTATCAGTATTGGCTGGTGAATCAGGCGCAGGTAAGTCATACATTGCGGCTGGTAATATTGTTAAACAAGCACAACTTCAAGATATTTTTGTTGTACTAATTGATACTGAAAACGCACTAGATGAGACTTGGCTACACGCATTAGATGTAGACACAAGTCCAGATAAGTTGCTAAAACTTAACTTGGCAATGATTGACGACGTAGCTAAAGTTATGAGTGATTTCATGACAGACTACAAAAAGGAATGGGCAGACAAGGAAAAGGACGAACGTCCTAAAGTATTGTTTGTGATTGACTCATTAGGTATGATGTTAACACCAACTGATGTTAAACAGTTTGAAGCAGGTGATATGAAAGGTGACTTAGGACGTAAACCCAAAGCACTAACATCGCTAGTTCGTAATACTGTTAACATGTTGGGCGAATACAACGTAGGACTTGTAGCAACTAACCACACATACGCATCGCAGGATATGTTTGATCCAGATGATAAGATTAGTGGTGGGCAAGGCTTTATCTACGCAAGTAGTATTGTGGTTGCTATGCGTAAACTTAAACTAAAAGTAGACGCAGACGGCAACAAGACTTCACAAGTACATGGTATTAGAGCGGCGTGTAAGGTAATGAAAACACGTTATGCTAAACCCTTTGAAAGTGTGCAAGTGGAGATTCCATATGAAACAGGCATGAGCCCATACAGTGGACTTGTAGAGTTTTTGGAAGCCAAGGACGTTCTCAAGAAGAGCGGTAACAGTTTGGAATATACTAGCCCAACAACAGGCGAAGTAATTAAAATGTTCCGTAAGCCTTGGAATGCCAATCAAGATGGTGCTCTCGACTTAATTATGTCGGAATGGGATGACGAAAAAGTAGATGACGTTACTGAAGATGCTGATGAACTAAATAACGAGAACACATTATCTGAGGAACCTGATACATATGAAAATGAGTGAAGACGAAATTGAACAGTTCGTGAATCTTTGGATGGCAGTAAAGCCATACATTACAGCAAAAGACAGGTATGACGCCTGTCAAAAGTTCTTAATGACCCTAGAAGATTCAATTGATATTGAAGAAGTATCTGATGAACTAGTTGGTTTTGACGGAACTATTGACAAAGTTATACGAGACAAATATACTGAATACGTAGATTTGGATGAGTTTAACGAAGATGATGAAGAATGGTAAATGAGCTGGTTTAACGATATACGAAAAGATATCAGTAACATTATCCCTGCAATTGATTATTATGAAAAAGAATTAGACGAAGCACGTAAAGAGTGTGGCCTTAAAGGCAGTGTCGAAAGACATTCACGAGACATGCCTGGTATAATTGAATATCGTTTTAATCAATTACAGGAGATAGAAGCAATTCTGGAATATCTGAATATTGAACTTCGTAAGATAAAAACACAAAAATATAAAAAGTTTTTAGAGCATTACAACCGTGCTCTAAGTAGCCGTGACGCTGACAAGTATGCTGAAGGTGAACCTGATGTTATTGACCAGCAACACATTTGTAATGAGTTTGCTCTTATACGCAACAAGTATATGGGTCTTATTAAAGCACTGGATGCTAAAGGATTTCAGATTAATAACATTGTAAAATTAAGATCAGCAGGATTAGAAGATATTTCATTATGAGTAAAAAAACATGTGACGCATTTTTTTGTACAAAAAAGACACCAAAGAAGTATCGTTACTGCTATGATTGTGCCAAAAGTAAGGGCTTAATTGGTGGCGGATTTAACTGGTTTGGCTGGCTAATATTAATTCTAATTTTAATGGCATTTTTTTAATAAACCGGCTTGACAACCAAGACGTCTTACTGTATAGTATATGTATAAGTTAAACAACGCAGAGGGCATTTGTCAAATGATCAAAGTACACAACAGAGGCTACGGAACTGGTGAAGCACGTTACTTGA